TTTTTTCCAGTGAAGTGAGCATTGAGGCGAACGCCATAAGTTGCCAGCCATTGCTGTAAATCTGTATCGAGGGCGTAGGCTTTTTGGTGGGCGTTAATTTCAACTCTGAGTTCTTGCGGTTTGTATTTCTGGACAAAGTCTTCTATCGCCTGCCTAATCTTCTGTGGGTTTGGCTCTGCCATATTATGACAGTCCAGTATATAAATCTTTCCATCCATCCTGTTGTAAGTCATAGCCACGAACGCAGCGTGCCCAGCACCCATAGCGGGGTCAAACCCAACTACGGTATAGCCTTCAACTTGTGTTGGATGTCCAGCAGCGCCAAGTCTTAACAGGCCCTTCTTACGCATACCGTTAACAGACCCCTGCACCAACTCAGGTGGGAAAATAGAATCTTCAGTTATGTCTTCTTGCTGGTAGACCAGTGCCCAGGTAGAGGGAGTTACTTCACCTCTGCGCCTTGCTAATGTCTGCCCATCCCATTTAGGGAAGAGTCCTTCTTCGTCAGGTGTCTCATCATCGCCATCCCACGCAACGTCTGACTTAGGCCAAAGCGTGACCCAGTCTTTCGGTTTATCCGCATACTCCAAAACAGCAGGCATACCCATATATGTAAATGGACTCTTACCGCTTGACCAATGCTTCGGGTCGCGGAGTTCTTTGTAGAAGTCGTTTGCCGCAATTCGGGTTCCTACTATCAGTAACTTGCCGTTCTTACCCAGACGGGTAATAACTTCTTTCTGTAGCCAGTTAATCTGCTTCTCGTGTTCGTGAGCATTGGCTGTAGTTATACAGTCATCAAGAATAATTAAGTCAGCACGGGCACCGTAGATTTGACCCCCCATACCGAGTGCCTGAATTGTCGGGTCTTTCTCAGATGAATTACGGGCATCGTTTCCCAAATAGACTGTGTCAACACGCCAGGTATCAGAGTCTTCTTTCCATCCCCCTTCTGGTCCAAAAGTTGTTTGCAACTTCAACCAGCGCGGGTGGCTTAACCTTTGCTTTATCGCGTACACGAATTCCCGTGCTTTGACAAGAGTCTTAGAAACTACGATGATTCTAACATTTGGGTCTAACGCTATGCGGTAGGTAGCGTAATTCACCGTAATCACGGTGGACTTAGCGTGCTCAGGCGGCACGTTTACAAGAAGGCGATGTTTATCGCCAGGCTCGTAAATCATATTGCGGTGGAGCCAACTAGGCTCTACACCCTCCAGTAGGTCAATCCAGTCCTGATGATGGGGAAAAACTTTCTGGTCTAAAAACATTTTAGAAAACTGTGGAAAAGAGACATCCTCACGGGCTACCCCTAGGGCTTTCAGGGAATTGTCCTTGGCGTTCTCTTTTGCATCCACTAGGTCAGAGGCAAACTTCTTATCTCTGGATACCCAGATACGGACAGTGTCTGGCTTTTTGCCCAACTGCTCCATAGCCCTATGTACAGGCATACCCTCAGATACAAGGGCTAAGACTTTAGCCTTGGCTTCTGCCATAGCCTTTGTCCTAGGGTTATTGCTAGTCTGAAAAGTCACAGAATTGTCCCATCTACATCCGTAAATACAGGCTGTCAGATACAGATAGAGATACAGTCTGTAACGCAAGCCCTCAAGGCTTGCTACTACCAGTGGGCACTTTGTGCCCCTATATACTATTAATCCGTTCAAACAGCCATTCCGAACGGTTTATAACGAAATTGTTATACAGATAACAGTCTAATCAGGACAAAATAGGACAGAACAGGGCACAGGCTCTGTACGGAAAAATCTTTTATAGAGTTACTACTATAGGTTTAACCCGCCTTTAATAAGTCTAGGGTCAAACAGACTCAGTGCTGCTCATCTGATAGCCCTGTTACAGTGCTGTTCAGATAGTTCTGAGTCTACGGACTATCTGCCCGACAGGCTGACTGTCGCGCTGGCTGGCCTATAACTATTCTGTCCAGCCTAATAATAAAATCTGAATCGGCAAGCCAATTACTAAGCCAGTGCCACAGGATAGAAACTATAACTACCTTTCCCTCCGTGTCGCCAAGCGCCACGCCCTCTGGCTGAGACACTGGACACTGCCATAATTTCTAGGCTATCAGCGTCCACGGACGCGCCGTGTCTGAAGCCACGCCTGCTCCGTTGTCGCCTCCATAGACCTATCGCTTTGAGGCTCAAGGTCTATGTTCAGCGCCACGACTGGCTAGCAGCCAGAAATCATTGCCTGGACGCTGGAACATCCTATCGGCATCGCCGTTTTGTCAAATGAGTCGCAGCCAGCGATTTTTTACAAGTAAAAAATAACTGGGCTATCATATTTGACAAAATTGTAGGCGCTTCTCTGTTCGCGTGGTTCCTCGGCTCAACGGCTCAATGTATCGCTGAAGCCTTTATATCTTTTGCCTAAAGTCAAAAGATGGACGGCTTCAAAGCACACGATACATAGCAGGTCAGCGCAAGCGCTGTCTGCTTCGCCTACCGATTTTAGTTAATTGCTTTTGCGTCAACGGGACGCAAGCAGAGAGGAAATGATGAACGAAGTAAGCAACGGCATCTCAATACAAAATATGTGCTATCAATGCCAAGCCCTTGACACCCTATGTCCAGACTGTATGGAACTGAAAGACAGTCGAGACATCTACATTGCCCATCAGATAGTTGATGAGGGCAACCTGCAATACCAGCATATCTGGAGTCGGTCTGACCTACCTGTATCTGGTCACGACTGGGTTGGTTCTATAACCAGAACCTACCGAGGAACTGAGCGTCAAGAGTTCCTTGAGCCTGTCACTAACTTATCGGACAGATTTATGGACTTAGAAACTTCTATGACTGTCCTTGACTCAGAGGTAATATGCCAGTCCTGCCACCTGCTCTACAACAAATACCAAGCCGACTGCCCAGTCTGCTTCTAACCGAAACGGCGAGCCCTGTCGCAAGCGACAGGGGCTTCGCCCACAATAACCTAAGGAGAATAAGATGACTACAGTAAACAAGTTCGAGTTCAACAATGCACTACTCAAGGGTATCAAAGTCCGTGGAGATTTCGTCACAGGCCAAGTTCAGTCAAGACAAACTGAATACACACCAGACGGCAATGTCCGTTCACGCTTCATAGCATCACGCCAAGTGACCATCTATGACCCAGCAATAGTCGCAAGACTAAAGGAACTACTAGTCAGCACTGACGAACTTCCCGTCACCTGCTCAGGCTATATGACCACCACTGTTCGTGAAAACGGCAACGGCGCGAAGCCAACCTGGTATGACAACCAGATAGTTACCGAGTTAGAGGTTCTTTCCTAGTAACTCCAGGCAGGGCAGGCGCTACGGTGCCTGCTCTGCCTTACTTTTTTTTTTACAAACCCCGCTGTAACTAACACAGAGCACTACGAGTCCATTACTTTTCACAGGAGGCTACTATGTATTTAGATAATATGACAACACTGGCAATCATCATAGCGCTGGTATCTACAATGACTATGACAGGTATTGCTGTATACAAAGCCCATCAATGGGAGCAGGCATACCACAACGCAGCAAGGAAATTAAAAATAGAAATGGCAGCCCGCAGATGATGACTGTATATGCAACACGGCGCTGCGCTGTATGCCACAAGACTGGCACTATTATGGTAGATGAACAAGAGTTGCTACACTATCTGCGTGGCAATTATGTTCAGGATTCTTTCAAGACTATGTCAGCACCACTGCGTGAACAGGTAATAACTGGCACGCATCCTGCATGCTGGCAACAAATGTTCGGACAAGAACTAGAGGAGACTATCAATGACTAACCTAGAAGCAGAATGTTTTAAGTGTGGCACCGCTATATGGGTGCCCAACTATGAGTATGTATCAGACAGGAACTTTTGTTACCCGTGCGCCAACAGTTATATGGGCAACCTTGTAGGTGTGACCGCTGAAGAACTAGACAAAGCCAGAACAGAACAGGAGATAGGCTAATGCGTGACGAGGACTATCTAAAAAACCTAGGAGATATAGCCAAGTGGTTAGACTCTCTCATCGTAGAGATAAGTAAGATAAACGAAACAGTTGAAGACCTGATAGCAGAAGCACCAGTATCATTGGAAGCGTGGGACAAGGTGGGTGATGAGATATGGATGCCGAAGAAGTAATCGCAATCCGAAGTGCCGCTGCAAGTTATGCTAAACAATTCCTTGTTAATAAATACAGAGAGGAATATGCTGAGTTATACTCTGCTTACTGTCGCAACAGAGGATTAGGTACCAGAAACAAGCCGACAGCAATGATAGATGAAAGAGAGTTGGTCAGTGAATGAAGTTATCTTTCCACACATCACAACAGGAATCACCTGGCTATACCTCATTGGCATTGGGTATTGCATATACAAATGGAGTACTAGATGAGGCGCAAGTTAGCCGCGCTATTCAGTTGGGTATTGACAGTATCGTATGCAATCTTTCCGACTCAGTCGCACGCAATGCAAGCAGCAGAACAGTTCTTAGACAAGGACGAGTCGCCCAAGAATGTGCAGAAAGAAATCATATGGACCAAGTCATTGAGCAAATACTATGCGAAGGCGTTGATGTCAGCACAGTATGAACAATGGGATACCAAATCAGAATTCCGTGCGTTGTCAAAACTATGGGGTAAAGAATCAGCGTGGGACCACACTGCTGCTAACCCTAAGTCATCAGCGTATGGGATACCGCAGTTACTAAAACTAAAACCAGAAACGCCTGCGCCCGAGCAGATTGCTCGGGGCTTGGCGTATATCGAACATCGGTACGGCAAACCATCAGTAGCGTGGGCGCATTGGCGCAAGCACGGCTGGTACTAAACAAAGGAGACAGTATGGCAAAAGGAAACAACAGAACAATCAATGTAAAATTACCTACAGCAAAAGTAATTACTGCATTGCAACAAGCGCTAACCAAGTTAGAACTTGACTACACATCACAAGACCAAGCCGAAAAAGAATATCAAAAGGCTACAGAAAAATGGCGCAAAGATGTTATCAAGTTTGCGACCGATAACATATCAAAAGCAGAAAATATGCGGACTAACTATCGTCAATGGTCTGGCAATCTCAATGTTGATTTTGATTTAACTGTTAAGGAGAATGAGTTTCCAGTTGAACCACAACGTGAGTTTGAAACAATGCATATCAGTGATTATAAAAATATGAAGGAAGAAATAAGTAATACTATTCGTATCCTTCAACTGACTGATGAAGAAGTAATATCTACTTCTACATACAATTCAATAGCAAGATACCTATAAAGGAGACAGTAATGATAATCAAACACGTGATAGAACTAGAGACAGTAATCAATGAAGAAGTAAACGAATTAACTGTTTACAAAATCAAAGGTATGCCAGAGGCAACTCGTCAACAGTTCTTTACTGAAGCAGCAAAAGAAATGATAGGCGCAGCACTAGAAAAAATGAATGAAGGAAATACTTGGGCAGTACTTAGAGTAGCAGAGGAACAATCTGTATGACCACAGAAGTAGTTAATAGACCACAGATATCAGTAAGGAACGAATCAGCCTGGACTAAATCTGGTGTGGCAGTGACAGCCACATCAGCCAGTGATGTAGCCAGACAAGCAGGACTTGACTGGTCTGTATCGCTACACGATGTGACCACTACCTATCAGATTCCAGGTAAAGGATTACCTTTCCACATACCAGTCAATAACAAGAAAGCAGTTGTTAAGACAACGCCATCAGGTGAGGTAATACCACTTGGTATTGTCGGTAACAAGTACAAGCCGCTACAAAATGCTGAAGTATTCTCAGTGCTAGATACCCTGATTGATTCAGGAGATGCACGGTATGCAGCAGCAGGTGAGTATGCAGCAGGTGCCAAAGTATGGATGCTTATGCAGTTGCCTATTGAAATGGAAATCAAGGGCGACCCACACGCAGCATTCCTGCTAGCCAAAACTACACACGATGGTAGTGGCTCTGTTCTTATCCGCCCTATTATTGAACGGTTATTCTGCCACAATCAGATTAACAAAATCTATCGGGCTACTGATAAGAGGCGTACCTATATGCTACGTCATACAACTAACTCTAAGTTAGATGTTAATGATGTTCGTGGCATTCTTGATATTGCTTACACAACTATTGATGACTATACAGTTATGTCAGAAGCAATGCTTGAACGTCAGGTTACCCGCCAGCAAGCAGTGGATTACTTCAAGAAAGTATTCCCATTGCCTAGCAAGGTAGAAGATACACCTCTAGATTTACTATCTGCAGGTGAGAAGATGCAACGCACCAATGCTCTCAACCACAGAGCCAGAAGCCTAGACATATATGAAAACAGTCCTACTCAGGAGAACATCCGAGAGACTGCCTTCGGTCTATGGCAGGCAGTTATTGAGTATGCCGACCACGGCAAACCAGGTAAGTCAAAGTCACTAGGCGTTAGAACAATGTCAGGTGGCAGTGATAGCCTAAAGATAAGAGCACAAGAACTAGCACTAGCATAAGGAGACAGCAATGGAAATTATCTATACAGATAAAGACGGAACAACAGTTAAGTTCACCGAAGAGATGGCTATTGCAGCCATCACTGAACGCGATGCACTACGCACACAACTAAGCGCCTCTCAAGATAGAGCATCGGAACGCTATGGAAAGATAGTAGATATAAGAGATAAGGTTCATCTGTTCTTTACTGAACGAAATGATGGCGATGACAATGATGATATAACCTGCACTGTAGAAGATGTCAACGAACTACTCAGAAGTATTGGCTCTGACGAACTCAAAACATTATGGACAGTCATAGGCACCATTGATTTTACAGTTAATAATATCTATGCATCCAATGAAGAAGAAGCAAATGACTATGTAATGAATGAGTTATCTGCTGAACTTGGTGGAGATGCTGAGTTATCTGACTGGCAAATTGATATCAAAAGCACAGAGCAAGATTAACTAATGCCCAAGATAGCAGACCATACCTATGATGAGGCACTGCTATCTAGTAAATGTATGGCAGGTAAGCACAAAGAATGCAGTGGTATCGTGGTCATCGGTATCCGTGCATTAAGGAGACAGTGTGCTTGCCAATGCCATCTCACATCAGAGCAATCAGATACCCGTTCTATCTGATACACTCTGCCTACTGAGATGGGCTGGAGTTTGATTAGTCTCCTTTTCCAGCCCGTCTCTTTTACAAGGAGACAAGGGACATATGAAAATAGAAATAGAACGTGATAGGTACGGACGACCATTAATAATTCCTAAAGCAGGAGGCAAGCCAGTTGCTTACACAAGAGCAACTACAATTGCCAACAGTTTAGATGATGCCTCAGCACTGACAGCCTGGAAAATGCGTATGGCTGCAATAGGTTTAACAGTACGCAGTGATTTACTACTAGCCATCAGCGCAGCAGGCGATGACAAGATGGCTATTAACAAGTTGATAGAAGATGCTATGGAAGTAGCAGGCGCTAGCCGTGCAGCCAGTATCGGCACAGCACTGCACGCAATAGCAGAGAAACTAGATTTGGGACAGTCACCTGGCCCAATACCAGACGAATGGGCAGGGGACATCCGAGCCTATGAACAAACAACAGGAC